GGTATGGCCTAACGGGGCAGATGAGATCACAGGATTAGCGGCTCACAATGGCTTTCTAATCATCTTTGGCAAGCGTCAAATCTTGGTGTATGCCAATGCAACTACGCCATCTACCATGACTTTGAGTGACACAGTTGGTGGTATTGGTTGTATAGCAAGGGATACGATTGCTTCTACGGGTAAGGACATTCTCTTCCTATCTAACTCAGGCATACGCTCGTTTGCTAGAACGATTATTGAGAAGTCAGCCCCATTGGGAGACTTGTCTAAGAATGTACGCAACGATCTGTTGTCCACCATTGCTGGTGAGACTTTAGCCAATCTAAAGGCTGTTTACTCAGAAAAAGATGCTTTCTACCTGATAACTTTCCCATTGGTTAAGCAAGTGTTCTGCTTTGACACAAGATTGCAGTTGCAAGATAACTCATTCAGAGTAACCACATGGGACTCTATTGAGCCAACTGCTTTGCTTTCCCGTAGGAATGGTGACTTGCTGATTGGCAAAAATGGATATATTGGTAAGTATGGGACGTATTTAGACCATACAAGCAGTTATCGTTTCTTGTACTACACAAACCATGCTGATCTAGGCGATCAAGCGATTACTTCTATATTGAAGAAATTGTCTATTGTTGCTATTGGTGGCTCAAACCAGTTTGTAACAATGAAGTGGGGATTTGACTTCTCTACTAACTACTTAGCCGCAACAACCTTTATTCCGACACAAGGAACGTCAGAGTATGGGGTTGCTGAATACAACAATCCAAACAATCAGGTTGTGACGATAACCAATGCAAGCCCTGCGGTTATCACATCTGTTGATGGCTCTTCATTTGTGTTGAACAATCCAATAACTTTGACAACTACTGGAACTTTGCCATCAGGTCTAAGTACAGGAACAACCTATTACTGCGTTAATGTCTCTACAACTACTTGTAATCTGTCTTTGACCTCTGGTGGTACAGCAATCAACACAACAACAGCGGGTAGTGGTACGCATACGGCAGTACACGCACAGCCTTCTGTGACTAACGAGTATTCAGATGGTGTTTCGTTGCAGAACTTACAAGTCAACGCAAGTGGTTCTGGCAAGGTTGTGCAAACTGGTTATGAGACTAATATTTCAGGCAATGAATTATCTATTCAGAAGATTGAAATTCAGTCTAAACGTGGCAGATTAAGTTAAGGGGAAGAAATGACAAATTATGTGAAATCAACAAACTTTGCTACTAAAGACAATCTTGCGTCTGGTGATCCATTAAAGATTGTTAAGGGTACAGAGATAAATACTGAGTACGACAACATTGCTATTGCTGTTGCTACTAAGGCAGATGTTGCATCTCCTACTTTTACTGGTACGCCTACATTGCCTACTGGCACTATTGCAACTACGCAGAGTTTTGGCAATAGTTCAACCGCAATAGCAACTACTGCTTTTGTTCAAGCGGCAATGGCGGCATTATTTCCAGTTGGAGCAATATATACAGCAATTGTTTCAACCAATCCAGCAACATTGATTGGCTTTGGGACATGGACTGCATTTGGTGCTGGTCGTGTAATGGTTGGTTTTGACTCTAGTAATGCGTTGTTTGATGCGGCAGAGGAAACTGGTGGTAGTGCTAATGCTATTGTTGTAAGCCATACTCACACAGCAACTGTTACTGATGCAGGTCACGCCCATACATACTCTAGCCCTGCTGTTGGTGGCGTACTTGTTAATGCGGCGGCTCCTACTGGTGGTGGCACAGAAAATACAGGAACAGCAACTACTGGAATTACTGTGGCTAACTCAACAGAAGGCTCTAGCGGTACAAATGCTAACTATCAGCCATACATAACTGTCTATATGTGGAAACGCACAGCGTAAGGAATTGATGATTGAAAACACCAGTAGTTGTAAAAAATGACTATGTTGTGTACTTTGAGGAAGATTGCGGCTTTACTTTTATTCATTGTGATTGCATGAGATGGAACAAAAGCGTTAAAAGACAATTAAAAGTTGATTTTGACAAATTGTTCAAGTCCTACAAAAAGGATATTTATGCAATACATGAAGTGGGTGATGCAAAACATGAGAAGTTTGTAAGAATTTTTGGGTTTGATTATTTGAAAGATTTTGTTGGTATGGACGGCAAAGCAAGACAAATGTTTGTTAGGAGAACATAATGGGAATGGATTCATCAATTATTGGCGGAGGGCTTTCGCTATTAGGTTCAGTACTTGGTGGAAGTTCTGCATCTGATGCGGCACAGGCTTCTGCTAATGCTCAACTTGAAGCATCAAGGATGGCGGCAGAAGAGGCTCGTTTCCGACCAATTGGAGTAACCACACGATTTGGGCAATCTCAGTTCGGATTTGACCCATCTGGGCGACTCTCAAGTGCTAGTTACACAGTATCTCCTGAGTTACAAGCCTATCAAAATCGCTTGATGGGATTGGCTGGTGGTGGCTTAACCCAAGCAGAACAAGCAGGACAACAGTATGCGCCTCTAAGTGGTGCGGCTACTGGTTTGTTCAACCTTGGTCAGCAGTATTTAGCGCAAACTCCTGAACAGGTTGCCGCTCAATACATGGCAAGTCAACAAGATTTGCTTGCTCCTAGTCGTGAGAGACAGATGTCTCAGTTGCAAAACCAATTGTTTCAACAAGGTCGTGGTGGATTGTCAGTAGGTGCTACTGGTGCTAGACCTAGTGGAGCGCAAGGATTGGGTGCTACAACCCCTGAGATGGAAGCCTACTACAACGCTATGGCACAACAAGATGCGGCTTTGGCGGCACAAGCACAACAGGCTGGACAGCAACAAGTTGCCTTTGGCACAGGATTGTTTGGTCAGGGTGCTAACTTGCTTAACCAATATCAAACTGGTCAAGTTGGTGCATTGTCTCCATTCCAAGCGTACTTGGCGGCTACTCAAGGCATTGAGTCTTTGGGTCAAGCACCTTTGGATATTGGCGCACAGTTGGGTGGTCGTGCGGCTACTGCTGGCGCACAGGCAGGCCAGTTTTTATATGGTGGCGGAATGGGTGCGGCAAGAACTATGCAACCAGCCAACGCATTGAACCCATTTGCAAGAACCATTGGTAACCTTGCTGAAAGTCGTGAGTTCACAACGGGATTAGGTAACTTGTTTGGTGGAACTAACGCAAACATAGCAAGAGGCAATGCTTTTATGGCAGGCTCTGACTACTCGGTTTAAAGGAATAATCATGGCAACAGATTCAATAGTAGGCGGTTTGTTTGGGATAACTCCTGAGTCGTATCAAGATACCAGACAACTGCAAGAACAAGCACGGGCACTTCAACAGGCTCAGTTAGACCCCTATGAGGCGGTTAACTACATGGCGGCTAGGGCTGGTCAGCAACTAGGTCGTGGCATTGGTGGGTTATTGGGTGGTCAAGACCCACAGTTACAGATAATCAGCGCACGAAATGCTGTTATGCGTGAAGTTGACCCTAACAATCCTGAGTCAATAATGGCTGGCGCACAAAAATTGGCACAAGTTGATCCTGAAGGAGCAACAAGATTGGCTAATTATGCTAGAGAAGCACAACTCAAGTTGTCGCAAGTAACAAGAAATTTACGTGAGCGTCAAGGTCTTGATCCTGTACAGCAAATTATTAGGTCTGGTAAATATACTCCTCAAAGTATTGCAGAGTATGAGCAAACAGGCGACATAAATAGGTTGGCATTAGTAGAAAAACCAAATCAAGGTGGCTTGCCAACAATTGCCAAGTTGCAATCTTATCGACAGTCTTTGGTTGACCAACTGGGAGAAAATGATCCAAAAGTCAAAGAAGTAGATCAGGTAATTAAGGCCGAGACTCAAGGAAAAGGTACAACTGTAAATGTTGGACTGTCTACTGTTGACAAAGAATCTAACTTACGCAATAACTTTACTGCTGAAACAAAGCCGCTAACAACAGCAATATTAGCGGCAGATAAAATAGAAAGACTGTTAAAAAGCAATAGTTCATTGGGCGACATTATTGCCAAGAAACAATTTGCCAAAGTTGCTGGAGATAACAATATTTCCAATAGGGATGTTGCTGAATTGGCTAACTATGGCGATCTCGGACAACGATTGGCTGGCACTATGTCTCAATTCTTTGAAGGCAAATATACCCAAGGTCAACGTGAAGAAGCACTTTCTTTAGTTAACCAGTTAAAAGGTGATGCAACTGACAAATATTCCGTTATTCAGAAAGACTATAAGGGTCGTGCTGACGCAGAAAATTTGCCTGCAAAAACATCTAAGTTTATTGCTCCTGATTTACCAATCAAAGCACAAGCATCACTTCCTCCTGAAGGAACTAAGTTGCGTAATAAGAAAACTGGAAAGATTGAAATTGTTAGTGGTGGAAAACTTGTACCTACGGAGTAAACATGGCAACTACATATAACCCTGATGACTATGAAGTTGTAACGGATGCGGAAACGCCTCCCATGACAACGGGGCAGTATCTTGGACAACGAGCATTGCGTGGTCTTGGTGCACCAATTAGTGCCGCCGCTGGCCCAGGCATGGGGTTCGCTACTGCCGCAACAGGATTTGCTCCTTTGGCGATGGGGACTCCTGCCGCAACACCTACCGCAGAAGAAATAACAGATGCCGCCAATAAGGTGCGTCAGTCTTTAGGAATGACTACGCAAGCATTGCCAAAACAAGGACTATTCACAAGTATTGTTGGTGCTGGTTTGGAAGAAGGGTTAAATCCTTACAACTATTTAGTGCCTGGTGGTTCTCGTTTGCTAACCGCTTTAACGCCTACTGCAACCGCCATGTCTTCTGAACTAGGTGGTCAGGCAGGCGAGGCTTATACAGGTACAGAAGGCGGTAGAACAGTTGGATCACTAATTGGTGGTTTTTTAAACCCCTCTGTATTAGTAGAAACAGGCTTAAACCAAATAACCGCCGCCAAGTCTCTTAATCCTGAAAAACTAAATGGATTGCTTAAAGAGTTTGGCGATCAAAAAGCGGCTTTAATGATTGCTTCCGCTTATACAGCAGACCCAAACTTAAAGGCAAACTTACTTCGTGCCGCAGAATTACAAGCATCCACAGGCGTAAAAATACCTTTATTAGCCGCCGCTGAAGGCTCTAATGTGTTGATGCAGACTGCCCGTAGTTTGTCGGCTAGAGACTTGAACTTCCAAGCAAAGTATGCTCAATTAGAGCAAGAAGCCGCCGCTCAACTTGCCGCAAGACAAGGAAAGATGTTTGGTTCTATTTCTGAGGCAAAGATGGCTAATGCTTTGGGTGCGCCTACAAAAGTAGCACCAAAGATAGAACAACGTATCCGTACTGTTGATGAACAACTTGCTGATATGGGCTTGGCGTTTGAAAGGGCTAACTATCAAGAGATTGGGGACAAACTCCGTAACTTAGTTGCCGCTAAAGAAACTACTGTTCGCAAAGACTTATCTACCAAATACGATAGCGTAATCTCTGCCGCAGAAGATAAAGGCTATAAAGTTTCATCAGAAGAAACTGGAAGACTCTATGATTTTGTCAATCAGGAACAAAACGATGACATTTTCAAGCGTTTTCCTACGCTTTATCCATTGATTAAGGCTAAATTTAGACCTACTGTGTCTGAGCCAAGTCTGATTGTTGATCCTACAACTGGTCAACCAATGCTCCCTGCATCAAGAGAGTTTCCTGAAGCCTCTATGAAAGACCTAGATAGCCTTAAAAGGGCTGTCAATGACTCTATTCGCAAGGCTGATGCTGTTCAATTGCCAACATTGGTTGAGTTGAAAAAACAAGTTGGGCAGGTGATTGACAATATGCCTGGCAATCTTGGTGATGCGTACAAGGCAGTTGACAAAGAATATTTGGCTAGAGTTGGCATCCCCTATGGTGCTAAAACAGTTCAAGATGTCAAATACAAAGACTTTGTTGAGCAATCAATTCCTGCAATCACCAAAAATAGAACGGCTTTAACTGACTATTTGGCAAGCGTTGATCGCAAAGATGGGATAAATCTTGTGCAAGATGCTTTCTTTGCTGATGCAACCCGATATGGCGTGGTTAAGGATGGAGTTCTAGACCCTAAGAAACTTGCTAGATATATTGAAGTTAACAAAGACACATTAAGTGCTGTTCCAGAAGTAAGACAATCTTTGCAGAACATCTCTGGTGATGGACTTGAATTGACTGCAACCATTGGAAAACTTAATGACTTGAAGAAGGTTCAAGATGCTCAAGATAGTGCCAAGATAATGCAGAGATTTAACACATCTGGTTTAGATGGTGTTGCCGCTGACTTTATTAGAAGCCCTGATTTCCGTAGACAGTTTATGTCGCCAGGCGGTGCAGGTCGTAACCAACCAGCCATTAACACTTTGAGGGCTAAGTTGGTGGATGACGCATTAAATTCTAATAATCCAATCCAATACATCCAAGAAAACCAAGTTGCTTACGATAAGTTGTTTGGTGGTCAGTATTACAAGGTTTTGAGTGATTTGGCAGAAACTGCTGGAAAACTAGAAAACAAGTTGTTTATCAATACGCCATTGAAAACTGTTCAGCGCACAGGATTTGAGGAACAAACAGGCGTTTCTCCCGCTGGTTTAGTCTCTGTATTGCGTGATCGTGTGGCTGGAGTGACCTATAAAGGCATTAACTTGCTAAGTCGTTTCTATGTAAATCAGATTGACAACACAACCAAAGATGAACTTGGTAGGTTCTTGACTGATCCAGATGCGGTTATGAAAGTAAACCAAGCCTTTAAAAAGATTGGCAATGTTGACCCACAGGATGTTAGCCAAAGGGCAACCAAACTTGCAGGTGATTTATTTGGTGGCGTAGCGCATACATTGGTTCGCAGAGGTATTGCAGTCGGTGGAGTTGTAGGTCAGCAACAACCTGAACCTGCAATTAAGTCCGAAATGTATAGCCCATCTGATTACGAAATCGTGGAGTAACCCATTGATCCTTTTTCTCTCCTCATGTTGGCGCAAGGTGCAGTTGGCTTTATTAAGCAAGGCTGTGCAATGCTCCATGAGGGGCGAATGGAACTCGAAGGTGCTAAGAAGACAGTTGAAGGTGTCCTTGCAGATGTCAAGGCAATCAAGGGCATTTGGCAATGGCTCATTGGCCTACTTAGTGGAAAGCCAAAGTCCAAGCCAACAGAAGAAGCCCCCAAGCCTCTGGCGAAAGCGAAAACCGCTTCCAAGAAGCAACAGTCTTATGAGGAGATGGAACTCTTACTCATTAAGGACATTGGTGAGAAACTTGGTCTTTTATTCGATACACAACAGCAAATCAACAATCACTATCGGTCATTAGAGGAAGAATCAAAGAATGTCTATGATCCTGACCAAAATAGTAGCAAGAAAGCGATTGAGAGGACTCTAATTGAGTTGCAACTTGAGAAACTGATGGAACAAGTTAGGGAGGCGATGGTGTATGCGCCCTCTGAGTTGAAGGACTTGTATGGCAGATTCTTGAAGATGTATGCAAAAATTGAGCAAGAGCAAGAGTGGGCGAGGTCGGAGATGATCCGAAGGGCAAGGATAGAGCGTTGGAGACAAGAACAAGAGGAGATTCGCCAGATTGAGATGATAAGTGGGTTGGTTGCTGTTGGGTTTATTTCATTGATCTTTGGGTGGCTGATGTGGCAACTGCAAAACTTATCTGGTGGGTTTTAATTGGAGTGATGCTCTGTGTTGTTGTTGGCGCAACCTCAATGGCTTATGTGGAGACTCTTTATATGAAAGCACAACTGAAAAGAGAGATAAAAGAATTGCGTAAATTGAAACAAGAACTGAAAGAAACCAAATGAAGTATTTGTTAATACTGTTACTTTTGATTGGTTGCAAAGATTCTTACCGATATTTTTGCCAAAATCCTAAGAATTTCTCTGCCAAACAATGTCAGCGTCCAGACTGCCAATTTACCCAAGACTGTCCCGATTACCTAGTAGCACCTATATTGGAGAAACAAGTTGTCCAACAACCCCCACAAATTCCAAGTCAATCGGCTTCTAACCCAAGATGAGATAGAGGTCAGGGTTTGGGCTTTAGTAGTCCTTATCGTGACTGTTATCTTGGCTGGCATTGTCTTCTTTATGCTGTATAGCGTTACCTTTGTGACGCAACCCATTAAGAGCATGGCTCCGATAGATCAGGGTTATCTCAAGATGCTCAACGACATTGTGTTGTTGATCGTTGGTGGCATAGGTGGGGTGATGTCTCGTAAGGGTGTGCAGACATTGGCTGAGAAGATGGCAACGCCTACAACACCCCCTGTAACGCCTTCTAGCACCCCTACAACGCCTCCACCACCATCTACCTCTACTTGGGTGTCATCTGGTGCTATGCCAGCATGGGTGAACCCTCCTTTGGACGAGGAATGGAGAGCACCACCACCACCTACTACTCCACCTGACTATGTTGACCCTGAGAAGGAAAAAATAGCCAATGAGAGGGCATTAGCGAGGGCTGACGAATGATTCCTAATCCTTGGGTTATCTTGGGTGCTATCTTGGTGGCTGTAAGCGTGTATTTCTATGGACACCATAAGGGATGGGATGATCGTGATATTGAGATGCAAGCAGAGATTGCTGTCAAGAACGAGGAAGCCCGTGTAAAAGAGCAAGAACTCACCAAACAACTTAATGAAAACTCAACCAAGTTACAGGAGGCCAATAATGCCATTACTGAAAAACAGTCTAGTCTTGATCGTGCTATTCGTGCTGGTAGGGTGCGCCTCCCGACCCCAAGTTGCCCACAAACCAGTTCAAATACCCCCGTTGCCAGCGGAGATAGCCCAAAAGCGGGAAGCGAATCTGACACAGAGGTTCTCAGACTTATTGCTCAAATCATCGCAGACGGAGACAAAGCCATCAACCAACTCAACGCCTGTATCGACAGTTACAACAAAGTAATGGAGGCTGTAAATGGTAAACGCTGAACAACTAAAACAACTCCATATTGGTGCAGAGTGGGTGGATGCCCTGAATGAGACATTCTCCCGCTTCAACATCAATTCAAACAATCAAAAAGCCATGTTCATTGGTCAATGTAGCCATGAATGTGGCAACTTCCGCATTCTTGAAGAAAACCTAAACTACAAGGCGGCAACGCTGATGAAACTGTGGCCTAGAAGGTTTCCTACCTTGGAGAAAGCCAATGAATATGGTGGAAATCCTAAAAAGATCGCAAATATGGTCTATTCTTCTCGCATGGGCAATCGTGACGAAAATTCTGGTGACGGTTATCGTTTTCGTGGGCGTGGATGTATTCAACTCACTGGTCATGCTAACTATTTCCATGCTGGCAAAGCATTGGGTGTGGATTTTGTTATGGAGCCTGACCTTGTTGCTACTCCTAAGTTCGCCGCCCTTACTGGAGGATGGTTTTGGTCTACCCACAACTGTAATGCTCCAGCGGATGCCCTTGACTACACAAAAGTAACCAAGATCATCAATGGTGGCACTATTGGACTAGATGACCGCATAAAGCACGTTCAACAGGCTTTAGCGGTCTTAGGCTAGTCTTTGTCCCAACTAAGGTAGAAGACTGCTACTAGTACGCCTATCCCGATGCAAGCACCAAGGCCAAGCAGAACAATCAAAGTAAGAATGTTTTCTAACATTACTTGACCTTGCTCCTGATTACGTCCTCAAAGCACTTAAAAAGGGTTAGGACTGCACTTACAAAGGCAGGTGCAATCATTCCTGCTACAAAGATTAAGACTTCACTCATACTTTGACCTTTAAAACTCGTTGTTGTTTGCCTGACAAACCTGCTCGTGTCAAGCCCGTATCCTCAATATACCCCTTTTCTAGCAATCCTTTAAATCTTGCCGTGACGCTAGAGTATGGCTTGCCTGAGAGTTTTGCCAACACCTCATCTTGGATACAGCCATCAGGGAATGTGGCAATCGTCTCGTAAACCAACTGTTCTAGGTTAGTTGTATTGACACCCTGTGCCGCTTGTTTGCTCGTTGGTGGCGAGTCTTTCCTTGCCAACTTAAACGCTGGTGAACCAAAGAACTTTTCTACTTCACCACCGAACCATGTTTTGTCTAATAAACTCATTTGAGAACTCCTGTTAAAAACCATATCAACTCCTGTTAAAAATTGGGTGGAGGTACTCGCTACACCGACATTTGGGAGTCCAAACCTGTTGTGTCAGCATCCGCTTTCCCTCCGATATTCACATATCAAAAAGGCACATCTTCTAAGTCACGGCCTTCTTTTGTAGTTCCACCTTGACCATAAGGCACTTTTCCTGTGGGTGGTTGTGCCTCTTTTGGAGACAATGCTAACCCCATAAATTTACCTGTTTTACCTTCTTTGATCCAAGCAGATAGCCAATATTCATTGCCACCCACCATAACATTCCCTTTATAGTCGGGCGCACGATCATTTTCTTTTTTGTCATTGCGGAACAAAACTCCACTGTTATCACGTTTTTCCATATTAACCTCTTAACTGATTTAGTTTATTAACTTTGTCATCCACTTCTTTTAAGAACTGAATAACCTCTCCTTCTAGTTCAGCAATGTACTTGTCATCTCTGGGTACACGTTTGATGAACAACTGAAGTCCCTCTGGCATCCGTGGGTCGTAACTCACGAAATCACACCAATCACGCTCTGCACAAGCCATTTGCCATTGCATCTGATCGTAGTATTTCTTTGCTACCTCGTCACCCAACAAAGTATCAATATGGGTGGCTGTATGGGGACACTTGATCTCCAAGCATCCATCATCACCTACAAGCCCATCAGGACTAGCGGCAGACATTGGAATAGTTGGATGGTCAATAGCACCTACCTCGTCCACCAAAATGCCTGTCTTGCCCTCGTATGCCGCCCTAGCAAAAGGTTCTTGTTCAGTACCCCATTCCATTGCCGCATTGGTGTAAGACTCAGCAACTTGGTTAGTCATACGCTCGACTACCAACTGAGCCATGTAGTTAGCCCTACTGGTGCTGTAACCTGACTTTGTTTTAGCAACGATGTCAGATATGCGTGATGCAGTAGCCTTGCCACAGCGTTGAGCAAACCACTCAGGGCTTAATTGTTCTACTTCACTCATGCCATTTCTCCTTGCAGTTCATATACTTTATTTATTTTTCCACCAACATTAGGATTAACTACTGTTGAATTAACCCAAACATTTCCTTGCGGTAAACGCCTGATATGACCTCTGCGTAAATGCTCACGGGGTGATCTATGAGTTCCCCCACCAAACCCCAAAGCACTATCTGCGTTGGCTCTATTTATTGTTAGCACATGATATTCGTCAAAAGACAATGCGCCCCTTTTTTGCGCTCCTTTGTTTAACTTTCGACTAGGCAATTTTTCGGTACTTACATTCTTGCAACTCAATGCTTCAAGCAAAGACAAAACAGACAGAATTTCATCATTTAAATCCATTGCGGCATACTTCTCCCAATCAGCACCATGACGCTGTATTGCAAGACCGCTAAAATCTTGATAAGTAACAGCAACCCCTTGTATTAAAGGCTTATCTATTTCGCTAAGTGGATTTTCAAGACGCTGGAAATTTTCTTTCTTGGAAACCAAAGCACCAAATGGCATAAACATCCAACTATATTGTCCTAAAGGAATTTTCATTTCAACTAAGGAAAATATTGCAATGCCAATTTCCTTTTGAATAGCAAAAACTATTCGTTTTGGGGCATTATGAGATAAATCTTCTCCAAGTATTTCTGATGCCAAACCATTACCAACATTTCCCCCCTGTACCCTTACGCAAGAATATTCAAGAACAATCTCTGGAAATGGTAAATTTAACTTTTCAGGCAAGGCTCTAAAACCTGAGTCAAAAATTTGTCCACCATTGGGCATAACAAACTTTTCAGCCTTTACTGCTCTATCACACACCCAATCAATTACTTCGATAAACTTTTTATTGCTTTGTCTATTCAATTGCCCCTGTATTTCAGGTATTGCCTTTCGTAAGAAGTTCATTTCAGCACCTTCTTCTTAGCATCTTTGGCGGCAATCATCTTGGTCTGCCATGCCTTGTTGCCATCGGTAGCCGCAAATGCCTCAATGTAGATGTTCTTTAGTTCATCAACTGTTGTGGTGGCTTCAATAGCCGCAATGTAGTCAAGCATCTTGCCTTCATCTGGAGTGCCTTCATCGCTCTCACCTTCAGGCAAATCTTCACCCGCATAGATGTATAAACCCAAACCATGCAAACTCAAAGCCTTTGTCATACAACGCATGATGGCTGTATTGACTGCAAATGCGTCTGGGTTAGGGATTGCTTTGTTGCGATAGTCCATCACGGGAAGTTGGCAGGTCATTGGCTTGCCAAACAATGTGACAGTAACGAACACCATTGCTGTGCCGTTGATGTCCATGAAACACTTATCGCCAAACATTTCTATCTTGTAGATGGCTTCAGGATCGGCCTTTAAAGCCTCTGCCCAAGCCCATGCCCATGATAGGTATGTAAGATTGTTTTTCTTCTCTGTATGCTCGTTGACGTTTGTTTTGAGCATTGCTAACACTTGTTCACTATTCATCATTAACTCCTTTTTAAATATTCACTATGTTTAACTTGCTGTTCACCTATCCAATGACTGAGCATAACCAGATCATTCTGAATTGCGCTTATGTCTTGGATGAACCCATCATACTTCTTGTACAGGCATTTTTTATCTAAAGTTTTCACCGATTGTTCTATCCTCATTAGAATGGTTGAGTAGTCGTTCAAAAGTATCTCCAAATTGCGTATGCGACCATGCTTATGACAGCAATTAGTCCAAACAAAACTGGTATGTCGTGTATGTTGGGTGCGCTGTAAAACGGCCCTTCAATAAGGTTCTCGTTCACGTAATCTTTTGGATATGCCTCACGCAAAGAACGTGAAAACATACGGGTAGTTGGTGTGAAATCATCCATTAAGAATCTCCTGTGCAATTTGTTTTTGGTCATTGGGAAACAAGTATTTGAACTCTACGAAGTGGTTTTCAAAGCAACAAGTAATCTTCTCGCCTTGTGGCTCTAAGCAGTAACAACAGTAGTAGACATTCTCTTCATCTTCATAGATGGCTTGTAGTTCGTCTTTGATTTTCATTTGCCCTCCAGAACTTTGATGCGTTGCTCTAGTTTGGCAACCAAGGCTTCTAATACTTTGATGCGATCCAAGAGCATATCTTGGAAGGTAAAGTCAGGCTTGCGGTATGGTGCGTTAACACCAATTGGTTTTCTATTCACATTAACTCCTATCTTAAAAAATGTTAACTTTTCATTGCCCTAACAAATGCGGCATACGATGCGGCTGTATCACCAAAGGGCAACTTAGCCAACTCGACCGCCACCTCTTCCAACACATCATTACGAAGTAGTAATGGGTCATTACTTGTTTGTAATGTGCGTAGATTCTCTGTCAAATCCCTGACCAATGCGCGTTGAATACTGCCATCTGTAACACCAGTAGAAATCTTGCGTTGTTCAGCAAGGTATGTGCTATTTCTCATTTGGTCGGTCACATCAAATTCCAGCAAGTCAAACGCTTGGTCAAGTTTGTCGTTCATTCTCTCACCCTGATAGTGTCAACAATGTTCTGTGCTAGATGCTGTTCTTTCACCATGTTGAAGATGATGGAAGCAATAACATCCCGTTCATGTTCAGCACCTAAGTCAAATGCGTTTGCCATGCCTGTAACTGTATTCTCATTACAAGCCGCCATGCGTAAGTGCTGAATCATCTCTGCTTTAGTCAAAACAAGTCTCCCATTCTTTGTGCCATTGTGTAGTTATATCTCGCATCTCGTCCATTGCTTTGTTTTCGCAGTGGTTATATTGTTTCTTGCTTATATCGTAAGTGATGTGCTTATCTTGCTCATCAAACACGCTAAAGTCAATCTCGTAATCGTCTGAGTGGTCAGCATCGAGTTCATCGCCTGGGGTCAGTATGTCAAAGCACACCAAGCACTCGCCAATGCCCTCCAAGTAGACACAAATCTCATGTTGAAAATCTTTAGGTTTTACCGACATCATTCACTCCTTTTTAAGTTGGTAAGAGGATTGTCAATGATTAAAAAGGCTTGTGAACTAGGACAAACCCTAAGATACCTTTTTCCAGTATCCGTACACCATCCTGTGTGTGCAATTCCAAGCGTCATTAGCAACGCCATCAATTACCGCTACAAAGTGATGGGCTTGTTTGGCAATCACAACACCTGATGGCATATCAGAGCATCTTGCTTTGCGACCAACAAACTTAGGGGCTTGTTGCCAAACCCATCCATACCTTCTTAACACATCAGCATAAATGTCTTTGTTAATTCCATTCCTTGCTGACTTGGCTCGACCATTGTCGGCATTGGCTTTTGCTAATTCTTTGTAGACTGTTTTGTAATCAAGATTGAGGGCTATTGCCATTGCTCTTGCACCACAGTCACCAGCCACCCCTTTAAATCCAGCGGCCTTACGACCACCATCGTTATATATGTATTCCATTAACGCCTTTCAAAAAATACCATACAAGAATTTGTTTGGTTATATATATTATAAGCCAACTTATATAAATGTCAAGAACTATTTTCTAGGTGTTTTCCCTAATAATTAATAGGTTTTAAGGGTTAATACCTAATGGTAAATCCCTATTGTTATTTATAAGTTATCTTATATAATTTATATATGACTAAATCTGAATTAATTAAGTTAGCGGGTACGCAAAACAAACTTGCTTCTATTTTGGGCATTACTCAATCGGCAATTGCTCAATGGAAAAATGTTCCAAAGTCAAGGCAATGGCAACTTCTTGTATTAAAGCCAGAGTGGTTTAAAAAGAATTAACAAGGGAAAACAAATGGAACTAAAGCAACAACATATCTCAATTTTAAAGAGGTTGGCGCATGGCGCATCATCCCTCAAACGCTTCACAGACAAAGATGGTGAAGTCGGCAACCAAGGATTTCATTATCTGCGTTACCTGAACGATCTTCAGAACTTTGGGTATGCGCTAGAGATAGGTGACGTTTGGCACATCACGGGGTTTGGAGTGGCTAAGTTGGCAGAGCAAACGCCAAGGGTATCCAAGGATAGAGTGGCGGCTGGAACTACCACCGAAACCTATGATGGGGCTGACCTGAAACAAAGTGGCATCAGAGAGGGTGCATTTGATTTCCTGAAATACCCATCTAAATTTGGGGACAATTTGGTTTATCCAAGAGTTTCCGTATAATTGTTTGAAACGAGGCTAGATGTGGATTGATCCCCGCATCGAAAAGGGTTACACCTTCCCCTGCCTATGTTTCTTCTAAAGGTGCGTAAAAAGGGAAAACTCAATGCACTTCTATCAATTCCATATTGGCGATTACAAGTCGCACACAAGCCATTTAACTCCAATGGAAGACTTGGCTTATCGTAGGTTGTTGGACTTTTACTATCTACACGAAAAACCTATAAAACAACGAGACATTGCTAGACAAATAGGAATGAAGGATTATGAACAAGATGTTCTGACTGTCCTTAATGAGTTCTTTTTGTCCACAGATGAAGGCTTTGTTAACCCAAGGGCTGACAAGGAAATTAAGGAATATTTGAAACACAAGGCAACTTCTGCCTATGGTGCGTTTATTAGAGAGAATCCATCACTCAAACAATATGCTAATAAAGAGTTATATATCGAAGCATATCTTAATAATAACCAACTACAATATATCTCTACATTGGCAATACATCATGCCCCCATCATGTATACATCCACGACACATGATGCAACCAATAACCAATACCCAATACCCATTACCCATATAAATACAGATATATGTCCACCTAGCGGTGAACCAGAGGAAAAGACAGGTTTACCAAAATGTTGTCATCAAGAGGTGATTGACCTTTACCACCAAAAACTCCCAACTTTGAGAAAGGTAGAGGTTTGGAATGATGCAAGGAAAGGTTATCTCAGGCAAAGATGGCGAGATGTATCCCAAGAGTTAGCCCTTGAAAAACCAATTAAAACAGAAGATGTGCTGTCTTGGTGGTCTGACTTCTTCACCCACATAGGCCAATCCAAGTTCCTAACAGGCAGAGTTAACGACAAATCAGGTCGGGCTTTTACGGCTGACCTTGAATGGATACTGAAACCAAGCAATTTTGCAAAGATTATCGAAGGGAAATATCATGGCATTTAATGGATTTAGAACCAAAAAAGACGAACCCATTGATGACGACAGAAAGTTGTTATGCACAGAGGCTGGATGTGGTCAAAGATGGACTATTGACCTTGGTAGGCCATTGTGCTCATACCACCAATGGAAAGACGACAAGCCATTTGTCTATGCCCAATACACAGATTTTGGACAAAAGTATTTTGGCGACCCAAAAGGTTGGGCAAAGCGGATTGTTGACAAACATGAAATGGGATTACCCGTTGCCAAAATAGCATTGGAATTCGCTAAAGAGGCACTAAGATGACCTTAGAAGATGCAAGAAAACACCTCAACAGAGTCAGAGAAGGCTACCCCATGCCCGTATCTCTCACAACTGAAGCCTTATACGCAACAGGAGACATTCCTCGAATACCTAACGAATCACTATGCTTTGATGGCAATGAACCCCAAAACAATAGAGCAATCGAGGTGGAGAGCCAAGGAACTGAAAGCAGATTTTCCTACTCTGCCTACCTTGATAGCCAACAGACTAAAGGAGTTAAAGAATGAAATGCCCTAAATGCCAATCAGACAAAAATAGGATTACAGAGACAATCCAACATGAGGAATTCACCTATCGCAGACGAATGTGCAATATGTGCTTCACCCTATTTAGGACAAAGGAAGAGGTGTTTAAAGGCGTATTGCCACAAAAGCCAAGAAGGTTAACCAAGCCCGAACCGAAAGAGTATCAAAAGCACTTTGCGACAGACTTGCTAAAGAGGTTTTGGAAATGAGTATTTGGATCGGAATAGACCCAGGCTCGGTTAGTGGTGCAGTTGGTGCTTTAGACCCAAATGGGGATTATTTGGACAGTTTTATGATTGAGCACCAAGACAAGCACATTCTGCCAATGGTGTTTAAAAACATGATTCTCCGCTTGGTAGACCCAAAAGAAGGGGCTGAAATATGTTGCGAATTAGTCCATTCAATGCCAAATCAGGGGGTTTCTAGCACTTTCCAATTTGGTAGGGCTGTTGGCGTTATAACAGCCGTATGCGAATTGACTAATTACCCTTTGCATATGGTAAGCCCTCAAAAATGGAAAAAGCACTTTCACCTGAGTAGCGACAAAAACGAGGCTTTAGATGTTGCCAGGATGTTATGGCCTACCGCGCCATTAAAACGCAAAAAGGATATCAACATAGCCGAATCGTTACTCATAGCCGAATATTGGCGGGATTGCATCAATGGAAAAACGCGAGACAAAAGCGCTTAACGTTAAATTTACCCCTAATGAACATAAAATTCTGAAGACAATCGGCGGCGGTAACATGACCGAGGGTTTTAGAATAGCGGTAATGTGGGCGGCGCATTTTCACAATTTAGGATTAAACCCCGATATGAATTTAGACGTTATAGGACTAGTTATTGTGTCAACTACCGACAATTACCCGAATGAATAGCGATTAAACACGATAAAACCCTCTTTTAACGCGTTTTTATGGGTTGTCAATGGGTAGGTAGCATGGACAACAAAAAACCCGCCGTAGCGGGTTAGTGGGTTATTTACGTTTTAGTATTATTTGTAGGATTAGTGCAATTGTTGCGTATATCATGTAAAACCTTATGAAGTGCAACAACCACAACACGGCGCATCAATGCATAACCCGCGCTTGTTGCGATAGTATTCGCGCCCGCCTACGTTATATACATTCGATACATAATTTGGATTCGTGCGGGTTTTAATGGCCAAATAGTTAGATTCGTCGTCAACTACTTGACAATCGCCCGGTTCGGTAAACCATGCTTTACGGGTTATCGTGTCGAATGTTATCTCGTCGCCCGGGTTGATTCGAGCGCCTGAAATAGCGCATTTTCCTGAGTATTTAGCAGTCATTGATTTTTGCATAATTAAACCCGCCGTTTTTTGTTTAGATGATCAATGGCGGCTTGTTTTGTCTCAAAACGTCCCCCAATTGGGGTTTGATGTAACCCGCGCACAATAAACCACCCGTTAAGTAAACGATTAAATATAATTTTTGGCATGTTTATTCCCTTATTTGGTTAGAACGTCAAAATAAGACAATAAACAAAATACCCAAGCGCTACAAAAAGCCGCACAACAGAGCGCGTTATATAAGAAATTTCTCATTATTTACCCCTTAATTTTCGTATGATTCGATTCGATTACCCGCGCCTACTTTTAATTTTGCGGTATCAAGTAGGAATTTTTTGCTTCCATTGAAATAATGGGACACGGCGTAGCGTAGATGATCAATTATTTGTTGTCGCTGGGGTTCACTATAGTAATGGGAAATAGTTTCCGTGTCGTTACTATTTTCTATTTGTCGCGTGTATGAATGATCAAAATCAATATCATCTACATGGATAAATAATCCCGCATTGATCCAAATGCATCCGTCCTTATAAATTCTATATTTAGTTTCCATTATGAACACCTATTAATCCCGTGACGTACGGGTGAACGTATACGCGAGCGCGCATAGCATAACCCGCTGGAAAACGGGCTACACAATGCAAACTATGCGGACATAATCCGAATTACTTTATGCATTTTTACGCCGTGCGCTGGGTAACATATCAAAGGCACGTTTTTGTCCCAGCATGCGCGACAACCCGAACACTTCCCGCCGTGTTCATAGGCGCGACACAATGATGATCCAGCGCGATCCGCGTACGTGTCCGCGCTCGGGCCGATAACGCTACCATGCAACCCGTCGATATATTCGCCCGTTACGCTATCGCTGGAAAACCGAACCATGACGTTATCAAGCGCTTGCATTGATTCGAGCACGTGTCTAAATTTAGGGAATTTATGCATACGTGTAGGTAGCCAATGTTTTACCCAAGGCGTGCGCGTCATTACTTCGAGAATCTTTTCCGCAAGCGCTACATGGTAAACGTCGCCCGAATCGAACCACCTAAAATAGCGGTCATTATTTAGTTCGGCGACCATATCATCAACCCACGAAAAGCGCTCCCAGTCCGTTCGATTGTGTAAGCGCGGCGCTTTAACGTTTGGATAGTTATAGTTACCCGTCGTTGCATAGCAACCCTTACATGCGTCAACTAATTCTCCAGGCGCTTTAATTGATCCTGGGCATGTATCGATAGCCTGTAGCGACCATGAACGTATCCCGTCTAGTTTGGAAGTAACTGATATTTTTAACATGTAACACCTATTAAAAAATACTGGATAACGTCCAGCGCGTATACACAATATAACGGCGCTTGCATTATTTGGTAACTAGGATAAACCCTAAGTTATCTAAAATCTTTTCTATCGGTTTGCTAATATAGATAGTTAAATACTATTGTAACTACTATGTATTACATGCATTATTGTGCATGGATTCTATAGGGGTTTTCTAGGTATGTGCGTTATGATGCATCGACTCTATATGCGAATCATTCCTATTTGCAACATAAGTTAGTGAGTGCTCACTTACCAATAAGTTAGTATCTACTAACCTGCTTAGTTAGTTAGTGCTTACTCCGCTTAAGTTAGTGT